GATATTGTTACTTCTAGAACCAACCGTGTTAAGTAGCGTGCAAGTGATAATGTTACCGTTCTTTGGTGTTTTACCAATAACATTGTCACCAAAAGAAAGCGTATATGTTAAGTCGGCATTTTCATTTAAGAAATAAACTAATGAATCACCGGTAACTTCTGTAATGTCATCAGCAAGAATGTATTCTGATGTAAACGTATTTGAAGATGATTCCTGAACGGCAACCGTGATTGTGCTAGTATCAACATTAGCTGAAGGAATAACAAAGCTTCTCTTTGTATTTGAAGGATCCATAATATACTGATATGATGATACTTCACCTTGCTTAATGATAACATTTGAAAAAGAAAATGTATTAGCCGATCTTGCAGCCGTATTCGAATAGAGCGTTACGAAGTTATAGTTTTGTCCGTCAATATCAGAACCTAGAAAGCGTGTGTATCTTTCGAGAGTGAGAAGATTTGTTGACTGATCTTCTGTATTTGATGGTGTAACAAGAATGTTAAGTTGTGTCGCCGCACCTTCAGAACTTTTAGGAACATAACCAATAAGTTTAGCGTGAGAGAGTACAGAAGCACGAAGCTGAGCCGTATCAAGGAACATTTCATTGGCTACCATATTCAGATAGTAACCCATGTAGTGAGTGTTATATGCTAGAATGTCCAGCAATACAGACATACCTGAGCCTTCAAAGTCAAAGTCTTGAAACTCTGACTGGCTACGAAGGTAATTTTTCAAATTATTTTTGATAGAGTCGAAGTCTAACTCAGTAACTCTAAGTGCTGTGTTTGCTGTGGTCATATCAGCGGATTCTCTCTAAAAATATTGTTATGATGGATGGCTCACCACGGTTTAGTATTTCATATTCCATTGAAACAGTATAACCGTTATTTTCTTCGTCCATTTGAACATTCAATTGAGTGATTCTCACCCTTGGTTCATAATTCTTGATAACTTCTAAGATAGCATCTTTAATAAGATTGGCTGTGATTGGTGTGGCTAATTCAAATAAGAGTTTAGCGGTATTTGAACCAATATAGCCTCTAAAAGGGCGATCATAAAAATTAGTTAAGATTAGATTACGAACAGAACGCTTAATGGCATCATCACCAGTTTTACGGACCACATCACCTGTTGTAGGGTGAGCGATAAAGTCTAAGTCTAGGTCAGAATAGTCGGGTTTTCTTGCTACAAGTGCCATATGCTTATTTATGTTATACTATTAAACGCTTGTAAGTCCTAAAGCACCTTGCGGATCAGGAACAGCCGGTGGTGCAGGAATATGTGTAAACGTGACAACACCATCTAAAGCAGGTGGAGCGACGATAGGTCCACCAAGGTTTTGATTGATTGGTGTACCTGCAAAAGCTAGTGGTCCTGCTGATGATATTGTAGAAGTTCCTGTACCTGACATGACCAATGCACCGTCAGCCTTGACTGTTACAGCACCAGCAGCTTCAACACCAACAACGCCAGTAGCCTTAATACCGATAGCCGCACCAGCGCGAAGCATTAATGCGCCTGCTTTTGTGACAAGGCTCATCATTGTGCCTGCCATGATAGCTACACCACCTGTCATTGCGCCAAGGGTCATACCTGTTTCAGCAAGAATAGACTGTGCGCCCTGCGCCTGCTGTGTGATAGAACCTTCAATCTTCTCTGTGCGATTCTTACCTTGAATATCGATATTGCCGCGAGCCACTGTATTGACGTTCTTAGCGGCAAAGTTTATATCACCTTGCGTATTGAAGCTAATATTTCCTTGAGCCGTAACATCATAATCACCATCAACTCTGAGCGAAGCATCACCTTGAACGGTAATATCGTGAGCGCCTGTAATCAACATACGATTTTCACCGAAGATGATATTATATTGTCCGTTGTGTGCGGTAATATTCAGCGTGCCACTTGGACCAACTTGTATCATTGTACCACCACGATGCTGAATAGTTAAGTGTTCAGCACCTTCTGAATCATCCATCATAAAGACATGACCTGAGCGTGTCTTGTGTGCATAGTAGTTTGGATATTTACCAGCACCTTCTAGTGTTCTCGCATCTACTGGACCGTCCCAAGCCTCAGGTGTCCTGCGCTTATCGACCTCATCGACAGTATCTTGAGCCTCAGCGGAAGAGCCAGGTCCACCATAATCAATATTGCGACCTTCGATATTATATGTACCAGCCGCAGCTTGGTTTCCATAATATTCTTTAACTAAATTAATATCAGATTCGGTAGGCATAATAATTCCTTAAGGTATTAAGAACGGATTACCGCCCATCACAGTTGTCGTATTCACACCAGTAAATCGAATAGCTTGCGGTCCTACATTTAATCTAGCCAACTGTAGTAATGCAAAAGCCAGTGAAGCAGGAGTCAATCTATTCAACATTCTGAATATTTGTTCGGCTGAACCACCAAAAAGGTTTTGACCAGGGAAAACACTGTTGAATAGTGAGATAGCCTTAGAAGCGGTAGCAATAGCCCGTCTGGTTTCAGGTGGTAAAAATCTCATGATAGAACCGTTTGGTGAGATAGAAAGCTTACTTGCACCGTAACTCAAGGCTGAATTGACAATACCGTTGACAAGCTTATCTGTTCCGAATAATGAAGGATCACTCTGTAATCGACCAAGTGCTGAGACAACATCTGAGAGGTTTCTAGCCTGACCTAAAAGACTTGTTGCATTATTAATATATGTGGACTGATCAACACGACCGCCAACATTAAAGCTGCCGCCGCCCATGGTTTCAACACCTTGAATAAGATTGCTCATGCTGTTAATTGCAAAGCCGACTTCACGCGGAACTTTTGCACCGACAGCATTTAATAGACCAGAGCTTTGCAGAATATTGAACATCTTACCTAGTGTCATAAAAATACCAGGGATAGCACCGAGAATATCACCATTCAACAAGTTATCATAGGCCTGTTTTGCAGTAGCCACACCAGACACACGAGGCAGAGGCGCACCAGCTAGATTATAAAGCGCACCGTGTGTTGGTATACCTTTATAAACATTATGGTTATGATAACCTTTTTCTCTGATCTTACGGACTTTAACACCATCTACAGTTGTTTCATAAATCTGTGGTGGTAAGCGAACACCAATATTCTGATTTAAAAATCGACTGACATATTGTAAAAGATCGGAGTTACCAGCTAATCTTTGATCAGCCATATTAATATCGTTTGCGATGCCTAAGATTTGACAATAATTAGAGCCAGTGTCTTTCATCGCTACGACGAGAGTACCAGGATCTAGACCACCAGGAAACTCTTGCTGAGAACCTCTAGTGGGTGACATGATACGAGGGCTGAAATTCAAATGCTCTACTTGAACGTCTTTACCGTGAATACCAGGAAAATAAACGCGCAAGTTACCTGATTGGTCTGGTGCTGGATCACCATCGTGACCACCCACGACGATACCATAGAGCATACCTGATGCAGCAGAACTTTTAGGTAAGTTTGACATTCTTTATACTTCTCCTTGACCAACTGTAGTCGATACACAATCCATCGTAGTGACTGAGAAACCGCCATTAACGATGTGATGATACATATTCAAAATTAAATAATCACCTGAACCATATAGTAATGTAGGATTTGGTAGTGCTTCTTTATTATATAGTTTGACTTCTACGACCTTGCCTGCATTTAGCGATGCATTGAAAGGTACGGTCATTCTCAAAGCCACTTTATCTTTTTCTAATAGACCCATACGAGCCTGTCTTTTTAGCAAATATTCTTTTGCATAGTCTGGGCAGGCGTCCATGTTCATGGCTGATAATTGATTGGTAATTGCATATCTGAATATACCTTCACCGACACCACAACCAATTGTATTATTACCCATAAGTGAGAATGATTTAAGCATAGGATCAAATAAGGCTACTGAGGTAATTGAACGACCCGAACTATCAATACCGTTAAGAACATCTGAGAGCAAATCAAAATCGCAAGGGAAAGAGTAGGTCATAATCGAATTGGGATTTGGATATGCAGAATCGGTATCATTATATGAATATGTGGCTACTGGGCTTTGTCGAGTCAAAGTTTTTAATGAACGGAAATGATGTGTGCCATTATTCTGATAGGTCATATAGTGAACGAATGATGGATCGGTACCGTCTGCTAGTGCATAATTAGCCTGCTGATTAACAACCTGAAATGGGTGAATATTTTCGGCTGTATAATCTCTTGGTGGATCTGAATATTCAACATCTAGACTATTGACACCAGCACAAGAGCGCAAAACATATTCTGCAATATCTGATGGACTTTCACACTTCCACGATTTAGAGACCAGTGTTTCAGCATCATTTAATAGAGAAGGATCACATGCGCGGAAGACCATTGATTCGGTCTGGTTATTAATCAACTTACGGCTATCTAAGCGATAGACAACCTGATTAATGTCCATCGTTGACTGAAAACCATATTCTGCAAGTATTTCTTTTTCAAGACTGATGGCTACCCTAGAGCCTCTGAGCCTGTCAAAGTTTTTATTTGCG